AACGGATTAGCAGTAAATGGTGATATGAACATTGATCAGTTTGTCTTCTGGAATTCAGGAATGAATAGATTGGGTGTTGGTATTGAAGCAGGTAATGGACAATTGTCTGTGGCTTCTAACTATGTTGAATTTAGAGTTCAACCCAATGATGTAGATGCTGAAGTTGGGACATACACAACACACGATTTAAGAATTCAAACAGATAGTACAGACAGAATACTTGTAAAAGCAAACGGTGACGTTACTATCGGAACTCAAGGTGGAACAGATAAGAAAGTCAAGATACACGGAAAACTTGCAGTAGGCATCAACAACATAAGAGACGATGCAGACTTTGAAGTAGCCGGTCCAGTAAGATTGGAAGGAAAACGTTTCAGTGTTGCAGATGACACACCAACAGTTGGTGTCCATGCTAAAGGTGATGTTGTTTGGAATTCTAATCCTGTACCAGGTAGTGTAGTTGGCTGGATATGTGTTAACACAGGCACACCAGGCGAATGGAAATCTTTCGGAAATATTTCTCAATAAAAAAATCAGTAGGCATATGGGAGTGGCTTGGTAAAGTTGCACCATTAACTGCCTTGATGATTCTTTGTATCGTACTGGCATTTGATTTTACATCTTGGATCGATTATTTTGTATCTGCAATATCATTGTTATTTGCCATTACAGCATTCACATGGTGGTGGTGGGTAATTTATGCAGTCAAAGACATATTCAAATTGTTGAATAGTGCAAACAAAAGATTTGCTGAAGTGTTGACAGAACTTAAAAATATCAAAAAAGAAACAATCAAAATTAAGAAAAGAAAAAACCGTTAATAATCAAACAATTTATTTTTGTATTCCACAGTCATGTTGTTGTAGTAACTGCCTTTGTCAAGATTTTTCCTAGCATCATTTAATTTTTTTCTTTGTTGCACTAGTAATAAATTGTGCTTGCCATTACTTGTTGTTATGTTTTTCATTTTAGTTTTGGCTTGTCTATGATCCGGCAAAAACACAAATTCAGGATATTGTTTTTTCAACTTTGATGCATAAGTTTCTAATCTTGACTTACTAATTTTTTTTGGAAGCACAAATATAGTGACTTCTTGTTGACATTGGTCAACATCAATGTTCATTCCTTCACACTCAACAATGGACCATGATGCATTTTTGGCATAAGGACAGATTGCAACTCCATTGAAACCTTTTTGTGGTTTTACAATTTTAGCCATCCATTCGACCACATCTGTGTAAATAGAACTGTTCATTATAAAGGTATTTAATATGTTAGTAATAGGAAATGGCGAGAGTCGAGCAGAACTTGATGTAGAATCATTCAACTTGCCCACAGTTGGTTGCAACGCAATATTTAGAGATGTAAAAGTAGATCATTTAGTGTGCTGTGACAGACGTATGGTTCGTGAAGCCATCACTCATGTAAACACTCAACAGAGTTGTGTGTACACCAGACAGGATTGGTATGAAGATTTTGACGTGATGCCTGTGCCTGATTTACCTTATCATGGTGAACTGAGACAAGATGATCCTTGGCATTGGGGAACGGGTCAGTATGCTCTGTTGATTGCTCTACAGTATGCTGTCACAGACCATATTCATATTGTGGGATTTGATCTGTTTGGAGTTGAAGGATATGTGAATAATATGTACAAAGATACCAAATCTTATGATGTCAGTTCAAAACAACAAGTTGATCCATCGTATTGGATATATCAAAATAAAAAAATATTTGAACATTATCCCAAACAAAAATTCAATTACTATGTGGAAGAAAATTTTCCATTACCAGAAAGTTGGCAAGATATACCAAATTTAAAAATTATTCCCTTGACAGACTTGAAAAAACATATTATAATTTAAACTTACAAGGAGATTACATTGGCGAAACATTACAGCACAAAACATTACGGACACAATATAGGTTTATCCGCAGTGTTCCGACAACCCAACGCAGATCATTCACACTGTCATCTGCTACATGGGTATTCATTAGCATTTACATTTACATTTGGTTGTGACGCATTAGACAACAAAAACTGGGCAGTGGACTTTGGAGGTTTGAAACCTTTAAAGAAATGGCTGGAAGATAGTTTTGACCACAAACTTTGTTTAGATATTGATGATCCACATTTAGAAAAATTTAAAGAACTTGAAGCATTGGACTTGGCAGATATTAGAATGTTTGATGGTGTTGGTGCAGAGAAATTTGCCGAACACGCCTTTAACTTTGCAGACAAACTTATACGTGAAGCAACAGACAATCGGTGTTATGTGATAAAAGTTGAATGTGCTGAGCATGGAGCCAACAGTGCAATCTACGAAGGCTAATGATCAATTACATTGTTTGTTTAAAATGGGGTAACAAGTATGGTCCGGAGTATGTGAATACACTGGAACAAATGGTACGTAGATATTGCACTCTACCATTTGAATTTGTTTGCTTTACAGAAAATCCACAAGGATTAAACAGCACAGTCAGAGTGATGCCTATTGCACAAGGATATGGAGTAAGTGGTTGGTGGCACAAACCATTGTTGTTCAATCCCAGTTTACCTTTAGGAGATCCACAAGGCACAGTTTTATACATTGATCTTGATGTGATAGTTTTTAGAAGTATAGACAATTTATTAACATACAAACCTAACGAGTTTTGTGTGATTAGAGATTTTAATAGATGCAATAATCCTAAATGGAATAGATTCAACAGCAGTGTGGTGAGATGGAACATTGGTCAACATCCTCAAATCTATAGAGATTTTATACAAAACCCAGCCGCACCTGTGCGTAGATTTCACGGAGACCAAGATTGGCTGTATGCTCAAGTTAAAAATGATTTTAATTTTTGGCCCGATGAATGGATACAGAGTTACAAATGGGAGATGCGAGGAAAACCTCCTATGGTACGAAACCAAGACGGAACAAAAGATTTTATATCTCCAGGTGTGCCAAAGATACACCCTCAAACATCTATTGCTGTGTTTCATGGAGATCCTCAACCTAAACATTGCCAGGATCCCTGGTGTAAGGAGAATTGGAAATGAATTACAATATAGCAAACATGTTCGCAACACCTTTGTTAAAATTTGATTTTGCTGATCACAAAGATAACATAAAACTTTTAGAGCTGATTAAGACTTGGGACACTGGGTCACATGCGTTAGTGTCTGGTGCTCAAAGCAGTTATATGAAAAGTGATAAACATATTTTGGATCACGAAGATTTAAAGGATTTGAAAGCAGATTTACAACAAGCAGTTGACATTTATTGTGACAAAGTTGGATTGGGTAACAATGTTAAAATTGGTATGAGTTGGTTTAATATTTTACAAAAAGGTCAAAGTGTAAATTTACACAGACATGAAGTCAGTGTGGTGAGTGCGGCATATTATATTAAAGCAGATAAAGACAGTGTGGGACTAAATTTTAAAAGTCCAGTAGACCCTTACAGAATGCACGAGTTCTTTGTTAAGAACACAGAGTATAACATTAAAAATGTTGAAGTGGCTTGTGAACAAGGATCGTTGTATCTATTTCCTAGTTGGTTGGAACATTACACCAACCCCAATCAAACAGACGACAGAATTACGATCAGTTTTAACACAATGTATGTTTGACAATTACCAAAATGTGTGCTATAATACAGCATGATTAGACGTATTGGATTTTGCTGTCAATGGTTCCACCATGATAGAACTCTTAAAAAAAAACAGTTAGAAGAAATTGAAAGACCAATGAACACACGTTCAACAACTGTGCGTTGGTTGAATGAACACAAAGACGAAGCAGAAGAAAAATTAGCCTTTGTCTTTAAACACAACATAGACGGTATTAAGAACTTAATACTGAAGGCTTCCACACTGCCTAAAAGCAGACGCATGTGCAGAATTTCATCTCCCATATTACCTGTGGCAACGCAGGCTGACTGGCGACACTATTGGAATAAACCAGACGTTATAAAATATTGTGAAAAGCATTTTGCAGAAGCAGGAGATTTGGCAAGACTGCATGATGTGAAGATCAGTTTTCATCCAGGACAGTTTACTGTGTTAGCAAGTGAAACTCCGGACATTGTGGATCGTAGCATAGACGAATTTGAATATCATGTGAACATGGCACGTTGGATGGGTTTTGGCAAATCATTCCAAGATGGTTGCAAAATTAATGTACACATCTCAGGCAAACAAGGACCAGCGGGTATTATAAAAGTATTATCTCGACTGTCACCAGAAGCAAGAAACTTAATCACCATAGAGAATGATGAAATGTGTTGGGGTTTAGACGCTTCATTAGAATTAGAAAAACATTGTGCGTTGGTACTAGACATACATCATCACTTGATTCGAGACGAGGAATACATCCAACCCGATGACGACAGAGTTAAAAGAGTTGTGGACTCGTGGCGTGGTGTGAGACCGACCATGCATTATTCTTATTCTAGAGATGAATGGTTGACGCCAGCATACAGCGATGTAGACACAATGCACACTGGCTTTCATGATATGGAAACACTGTTATCAAAAGGATGTAAGAAACAAAAACTACGAGCTCATAGCGAACTGTTACCAAATCGTGCTGTGAATGAATGGGCATTGAGTTTCCTACCACAATTAGACATACAGGTTGAAGCCAAGACAAAGAATCTTGCCGCAGAACAATTACACAATCAGGCTGTTGAGTTGGGATTAGTATAACGATAAATATCGTTATGAAACTAGAACATATCACAGAATCAAAACAAAACAGAGAATCAAAACTAGAAGTGGTGAAACTGCCTTTCAAAATGAAAGAACTATCACCTGTGTTGTCTGAAGCAAACATTGACTATCATTACAATGTATTAACCAAAGCATATGTGAGAAGATACAATGATGGTGAAGGTGATGCAGATTTTAATTACGGTGGAGCAAAACTTCACAATATGTTTTGGCTACAATTACAAGCACCTCGTCCAGGCAATAAACCAACTGGTGAAATTAAAACTTTAATAGAATCAAAACACAAATCATTTGAAGCATTCAAAAAAGAATTGATTAGATCAGCAATGACCATACAAGGTTCTGGTTGGGTGTATGTTGCCAAAACTGGTTCTATCAAAATTACCCCAAATCAATCATACAAAACAGACATTCTGATGCCTGTGGATATGTGGGAACATTCATTTTCGGATTATGTTCCTGCTAAAGATGCCAAGAAAAAATACATAGAAGGTATGATGAGAATAATTAATTGGGAGTCAATAAATTTAAGACTACAATCTTAAAAAAAAGGAGACTAATATGATCAATCAAGTACAAAAATGGATGAATGCTAGAATCAAAGAAAGAACCACATTGGATGGTGCTCTTTTGATAGTGGCAGGAATCTCATTCCTAATTTTCAAACCGATCGCTTCGATTGTTGCTTATGCGGCAATTGTGTATGGTGGTTGGACTATTTGGAAATCAGAGTAATCACAATTCACTGATAGGAATATCACTGGATGCGTTCATACCCAAAACTTGTCTTTGTTTTACACCCTGTTGTTGAGCAAAACGTTTTGGGTCGCATTCAGAACACACGTGTTTATAAAAAGTAGATAAACGCTTTTTTTCAACCTTGCCTTTGGCTCTTTTAAATTCTTTTTCACACGCATCACATTTAAAGACATGAAACGTTTTAGTGCGTTTGCATTGGTGTTTCACACCCAGTTTGCTCACACGTTCTGTCTTGGACACTGTAATTTTTTCACCTAAATACATACTGGTATTTACATTAGCATTTGTAAAATTTCCATAAATACAACAAACGACAACATTGCATTATGGCTATTTTAACACTGACAAGCACTGCACAGACGCAAATTAAAACACTGTGCGAAAAAAACAGCAAGTATGCTGTTAGATTGGGTATTAAAGGCGGTGGATGTGCTGGTTTTTCCTATGATTGGAGTTTTGCTGATCAATCACAAATTGAATCAGGAGATGAACTAATCGAAGTTGATGGTGGGAAATTAGTGATAGATACCAGTAGTGTGATGTTTTTGTTTGGAACTGAGATTGATTACGTTAATGAAGTATTTGGTTCACAGTTTCAAATCAACAATCCAAACACCAAGAGTGCTTGTGGTTGTGGAGAAAGCATTCAATTTGATATGGACAGGGTAAATGGCTAAACAATTTGTTAATATTGGAATAGAAGGGAACGACGGTACTGGTGATAGTATTAGAGATGCGTTCAACAAATCCAATGAAAACTTTACAGAGTTATATGCTGTATTTGGACAAGGTGGACAAATAGGTTTCACGACATTAAGTGATACACCTGATCAATTAGGCGCAAACAAAATTCCTGTTACAAATTCGGCTGGCACAGCCATTGAGATGAAAGGAATATCTGGTACAGGTATTTCAGTGAACTTTGCAGATCCTAACAATCTTATACTCACAGTTGATTCTATCAATATTAACACAGACACTGCACCAGACTTAGGTGGACCAATAAATGCCAATACATATGCTATCGGTAATGTGGGCATCAGTCAAACAGCAGTGGATGATTTCAACAGCACACACGGAACAAGTATTACCGAAGACGATTTGGTTATCGATAAAGGTTATGCAGATAGAAGATATCTTAGAAGTTCAGGAGTTGGTGGTGTTGCTGGAGAAGTTAGAATTCGTACAGAGCCTGCAGATGCAACTGAATACACAAAAACAATTTCAGCCTATGCAAGTGGAAATTTAAACATTCCAACACACGGATTTACAACAACATCAAATGGGTTACCTTTTGTTTACAATTCAACTGGAACAGATGCCAACAATGTCACAAGCGGACAAAACTATTATATTAGATATGTTGATGCTAACACAATTTCATTGCACACATCATCAGCAGAAGCAACCAATGACAACGATACAACAAGAATTAAAATCACAGTATCAGGAGGTACTGGAGTTCAAACAATAACTGATGGAGCATACAACAGTTCACTTACAGGAAATTATCTTTCAACAGAAGCAATACAAAGAACATCTGCAGTAAGACGTCAAGGTGACACAATGACTGGTGCTCTTTACTTGAGTGATCACCCAGGTGATTTATCAGGTTCAGGAACTCCAAATAATGCTGATGATTTACAAGCGGCTTCAAAATTTTACGTTGACACAACATCGTATGCTTCTACAACAAATATATTTGTAAGTCTAGATGGTGATGATACAATGGCAGGAGTTCCTGCTGACAAATATGGTAGATCATTGGCATATGCTTACAAAACTATTTCTAAAGCGGCTCAAAGAGCAGAACAAATCATTGAAACATCTCCATTTGAAGCAGGACCATACACACAAATAATAACTTTCAACAATGGTTTAGGAAATTCCACAGTAACAACAAAAGGCATAACAACACCAACAGCACAGACTCAATTAGAATTTTTAATGGCGGCTAACAGAGAGTTCATTATTAAAGAAACAATTGCTTACATAAATGCTACGTATCCAAATTTTTCATATGATACAGCATTATGTGAAAGAGATTTAGGATTAATTCAAGATGCTGTGGTTATTGATGTATTGAGTGGTTTAACAGCAAACTCACAATCTATTCAAGCAGGAAAAAGATATTACAACAGCAACAGTGGATTAAAAGCAATCAATCAACAATCAACTGAAACACTGGGAGCAATTGTGTTTGCTCAAAGTTTAGTGGTTAACTTTGTTTTAACTAATACTGCACCTGGTACTTTATATCAGAGTAATGTTACGCAAACAATTGATATCACTAAAGTGGTTCCTCAGTCAGGAAAAGATTCTGCCAATGCAAAATTTATCATAATAAAAGGGATAATACAAGATTACAATTATATTGTTACAGCAGTGGATGGTAGCACATACACCATAACAATTTCAAACGGTAACACAGGTTTTGTAGATCAAAATCAACCAACAAACAAAGATTTAGTTCCAGGAAAACTTATAGTAGGTAAAACTTCTGGAGCAAAAGGTGAAATAATTTCAGTAACAGCAGGTGCATCCAACGACACAGTACAGATGTTTTTAAGAGAGCCAGTACCTTTCCAAGTTGGTGAACAAATGGAATTTGGTAACAAAGTAAAAGAAAAACAGATCACAATTAGAGTTGAATCAGGCATTTACAAAGAACACTTGCCTATTAAAGTTCCTGCAAACGTATCAATCAAAGGAGATGAATTTAGAAGAACTATAATAAGACCACTAGATGCAATTTCACAATCTCCGTGGGCAAATATATATTTCTTTAGAAACACAACGTTTGATGGATTAACAATTGGTACACAAGAATATGGATATCATTATGCACAAGACGTAACAAAACCAATTAACACTTCGGTTCCTCCAGCAAACGCGGCATACAACACAGCCATTAACAATAAAGAAATGGATGTGTTCTTAATGAACGATGCTTCGGTGATTAGAAATATCACATTCCAAGCACATGGTGGTTTTGCTGAAGTATTAGATCCAAATGGACAAGTGCTTACAAAATCTCCGTACACACAAACAGCATCATCTTTTTCACAAAGTGTAAATTCAAAATCATTCAGAGGTGGTATGTATGTTGATGGTTATGCAGGTAATGTTGAAACCACAGTTACAGGAGTAACCAACGCATTCAATATTCAAGTTGCGTCAACGGCTGGAACAGGATTGTTTTTACGTAAACCGCAAACACCTTGTCCATTCTACATACTGGGAGCAAGATATCAAGTTGCGGCAATCACAGATTATGATCAAAGCGCCGGAACAGCCACATTATTATTGGCGGCGAGTTCTAATGCCACTAATGGTTGGGACGGAACTTATGCCACACCTTACAACATAATAATTCAAACAGCAGGTAACAGATCGTTGCTTGCCAATGACTTCGTACAAATAAATGATTTAGCATACGGACTGGTTGCTACCAATGGTGGATTATCTGAACAAGTATCCACTTTCACATATTACACTCACATTGCCATGTATGCAAACAACGGTGGACAAATTCGTGCATTGAATTGTTCTTCAGCACATGGTGATTATGGATTAGTTGCTGAAGGTTCTAATCCAAATGAAAAAATTGATGCCATAACATTGGCAGACAACATGACTCAACAAGGAATGGTGTTCGATGACGGTTCAGTAGATTACGATCAACCACTTCTAGGTACAGCAGTGTATGTGTTTGATCTAGATTATATTCCATACAGTCAATCAGAAATAGAAATTGATCATGGTGGTGCAGTAGGTATCACAAGATACGAAATAACAAATGTTGAATCAACAGTAGCACCTTCACAACCAGCCACAAGAGATGGCACAGTTTACAAAGTTAATTTGGGAACTAGCGGTTCAAATTTAACTTCAACAACTGGATTTAAAGCACCATTAGTAGATGGTCAAACAGTTACTATTAGATCCAGCAGATCATTTAGATTTGATGACTTAGAAGATGAGTCACCTACAAGACCTTCCACAGCAATTGTGTTTGATGAATTAACATCTGATGTTTACAGAAGTATATCTTTCCAAAGCAATGATGCTGTTGGAAATCCTTTACCTTCGGGATCGGCAATTATTGGAATTGACGCACCATTCGACACAGTAAAAATGAATGTCAACCAGACTGAAGTTCAGAACAACACTTATGCAGGATCAGGAACTACAATGGGTGCTACTCCAGGTGATGTCACTATTGCTATTGATTTATTAACACAAGCATCGGACATAACAAGATTAAACAACGGTGACATGATTTTTGGTTGGGATGGAAAAGTTCACAGAATCACAAGTTACACAGACAGAACAACATATGCCACTCTTACAATTCAAGATGTGAGTGATATCAATGCCACTCCAATAGGTGGTGGACTGCACAGTTCTATGTACAGACTGAATGAATCTGTAAATTTAAGAGCAAACTTGGCGGCAGGAGAAACAGGAACGTTAACTATTTCTATTTCAACTTGTAGAGCCACAGGACATGACTTCTTAGATATAGGAACAGGCGGATTCAACACAACAAATTATCCTAATGTGGTATTTGGTGATCCACAAGCACCAGTACAAGCACAAGAAGTTGATGAACGTGGTAAAGGCAGAGTGTTCTATGTTTCAACTGACCAAGACGGATTCTTTAGAGTTGGTAAGTTCTTTACAGTTGACCAAGGAACAGGAAGTGTAACATTCTCGGCATCAATTGCTTTGAGTAACTTGGATGGTATTGGATTTAAACGTGGTGTTGTTGTAGCAGAATTTTCATCTGACACAGCAATGACTGACAATGCTTCTGACACAGTGCCAACAGAATCTGCTGTTAGAGGATATGTCAACAGAAGATTACATTTTGATCACCAAGGACAACTGGTATCAAATCCAATTGGAGCAGGTGCTGTGGCAAGAGATGGATCTACTCCATTCACAGACAACATTGGAGCAGGTGGATTCAAAATACAAAATTTACAAGACCCAGGCGTGGATCAAGATGCCGCAACAAAATCGTATGTGGACCAAGTTAACTACGACACAGATGAATTAATAGACAACAGAGATGTTAATATTTCAACTCCTATATCATCAGGACAAATGTTGGTGTTTAACGGAGCAAAAAGAATTTACACAACACCAGCCAATGGTGGATCATTTGGAGGTGGTGAAACAATCACTGGATCAAATTCAGCGGCAACAGGAGTTATCTATGATTTAATTCAAGAAAATGTTCCTGGTTATGGATTAGCCACAAGAATTTCATACAATCAAACTTCTGTAGCAGATTTCAACACAAATGATTTAATTGATAACGGTTCAGGTGTAACAGCCAATGTGGCCAATGCTGGTATAGATGAAATAGGTAATGGAATTGAAGATGCAGGTTCAGATATCACAGTCACTGCCACAAGAACAAATTCACAAACAACAATCAACTTCCAACTCAATGCAGGAACAATCATAAACGCAGATGTATCACCAACAGCGGCAATCAGCCAAAGTAAATTGTCAATGCAGGCGGCAACAACAAGAGCCAATGATACAGGTATTACTCAAGCAGATTTAGGTTTAGTAAGTTTTGATTCAGGAGACTTCACAGTAACTAACGGTTGGGTAACATTAAAAAGTGCTTCAGTAGATTTTGCAGATTTACCTGAATTAGATAATGCATTCGCATTTGGTAGATCAACAGCAGGCACTGGTGCACCAGAGGCAGTTTCATTTTCAACAATAGTTGGAACAGGTGGTGGACTGGAAGATGGAGATTTTGTAAGTGAAATAGGAGCGGCGGCTGATCCAGGCAATGCACTGATTAAAACGGGTGCTAACACTTATGCTTACACCAATGTGTCCAACACAGGTGAAGCCAACAGTATTATAAAAACTGATGCCACAGGACAATTGGATGTGAGTTCATTAGCAATTGATGGCACATTGGTGTTTGACATTTCTGCTTCCACACTACAAGTAACAACACCAGGTGGAGTCACAGTTTACACAGCAGTAGGATCAAATGCTAACAACACAGTACAAACTTTCGCTGGAAATCAATTTGGATTTGGTGGAGCAGATGCATCAACATCTCCAAGCAACGACAACGGATCAGCACAAAACACAGATCCTGCGTTGGCTTCAACTTACATCTACACAAAATATATTGAATCAGAAGGCAAAGGTGCTAACTTTACAGGTATAGCATTGGGATCAGGAAATCCTTACATTGTGGGACTAGACGAATCGTCAGAAGGTCAAATAGCACTTGTGGCAGATGGTGTTGTTCCTGTAATAGCAACAGCACAAGGTTTAATTCCAGGTAATGATAACATTGATATTGGTTCATCATCTGGCAAACGATTTAAAAATGTATACGCAGAAATTTTTGATGGCACAGCCACAAAGGCTCAATATGCTGACTTGGCTGAGAATTATCTTGCTGACAATCAGTACGAAGTGGGAACAGTTTTAATATTTGGTGGAGATGCAGAAGTAACCACAACAGCATTAAGAGGCGACACAAGAGTTGCAGGAGTTGTTTCTGAAAATCCAGCACACTTGATGAACACAGCACTTGAAGGTGACAATGTGACAGCAGTGGCATTGACTGGAAGAACTCCAATCAAAGTTGTTGGTATTGTACAAAAAGGTGACATGTTGATAAGTTCAGGCACACAAGGATTTGCTGTAAGAAGCATTGATCCTAAAGTGGGCACAGTGATAGGTAAAGCATTAGAAAACAAAACAGATGCCGGTGAAGGTGTCATAGAAGCAGTAGTAGGTAGAGTATAATGGCAATACAAATTATTAATATTGGATCAAGTGCAAACAAAGGTGACGGTGATCCTTTAAGAACCGCTTTTAAAAAAATTAACGAAAACTTTGCAGAACTAGATGTAACTAACACAATCAGAGATATAAAAGGTTCTGTGTTTGGTGATGATTCAACATTACTTGTAGATGCTGTAAATAGTGTGATACCAGGTTATGTAAGTTTAGCAACATTGAAATCAACAGTAGCGGCAAGTGCCGACTTTGCTGACTTCCAAACAAGAATAGCGGCATTATAAGGATAAAAATATGGCAAATAGAATACCATTAGTAGTAGACACAGCAGACGGTAACAAGATAAAAGAATTACCGATCAATGACAATCTTGATCTTACAAATTCTAATCTTGTTGGTGTTAATTCTGTTCAAACACAAACATTAAGTATTGCTGGAACACCATTCACATTGCAATACAGTGAACTACAAGGATCGCCCACAATACCTTCAGACATTTCTGAATTAACAGACACACAAAGTTTATTAGGACAAGGTGGCGGTGGTGGAAATGTTACCATTCAAGGTGGCGGTGGATTAATTGTTACAGCAGATGATTCTGTGGCAAGAACCATATTGCCAGGCAACACATTAAAAATTCAAGGTTCAGGTGATGTCACAACAACACTCACAGAAGAAAATGGCACAGATGTATTAACTATCACTCACAATGTTGTGGGTGGAGGGGCAGACGGAAATACCACTTACACATTAACAGGTACAGATGGTGATGATGTCGACAGTAAAAAAATAAGATTAAGAGACAGCTCAGATGCTATACAAGATATCACATTGGTTGCAGGCACAAATGTAGGCATCACAAGAAATTCAAATTCATTAACATTCACCAGTACGGATACCGATACAACCTATGGTATAGCAAGTGCTCAAGACGGAGATGGTGATCAAGTTTTAAGATTGCAGAGTTCATCAGGAGCAACAGATGATGTGAAAATTAAAGCAGGTACAAATGTATCTGTGACAAGAACAGACGAAAATTCAATCACTATCAACAACACACAAACACTGTCCAATGCGTTTGGCACAGTGAGAGTGGGTGTTACAGATGTGGTAGCAGATTCTGTCAACGACACATTAACTCTTGTATCTGGTGCAGGCATTGTGATCACACCTAATGCTGGCAATGACACTATTCAAATTGATAGTTCTATCACAGAACAAAACATTTTTCAAACTGTAGGTTCAGATTCAGGCAGTAAAACAGCAGGCACCACATCTGACACTTTAAATGTTGTGGGCGGATCAGCAATTTCTACAAGCATTGTGGGAAGTACATTGACAATCAACTACACAGGTAACGTGGGTGGTGAAGCCAACAACTTTGAAATTGTTGCCATAGGTACTCCAGGGGATAATGTTGAATTAATAGCAGACGATCCCAACGATGTGTTGTACATAGGCAGTGGATCAGGAATCACTGTAAGTGCTACCGGAACAGGTTCAGGACCTGGCGGTGCAGTTGACCAAGTATTAATAACAAACTCGGCACCCAATGTGGATCAGAATATTTTCTACAAAGTGGCAGACGATACTGATACATTAATTACTGCTTCAAGCATCACAGACACATTGAGTATTGTGGGTGGAACAAACATTTCAACCACTGTGGTTGCTGGCAAATTACAAATTGCATACACAGGTAGCAACAACGATTACAATGTATCTGATAACTTTGCTTACAAAACTTTTGCAATAACACCATCAGGTGGATCAACAACTGCAAATTCAAACGTGGACACACTGAACTTCCAAACTGGTGCTGGTATCACAATGACTGCTGTGAATGATTTAATCACAATCACAAACAGTTTACCCAATGTGGATCAAAACATATTTCAAAATGTGTTGGCAGGTGGTGTTACAATCACAGCAGACACATCCACAGACACGTTGGCATTTACAGCAGGCGCAGGTATTACTGTCACAGGAGATGCTGTAGGTGATCAAGTAACCATCACAAACTCAGCACCCAATGTAGATCAAAACTTGTTTGGTTCTGTTGCTTCATCGGACGGTGATACAACAATCACAGCAAATTCTGCCAACGCAACATTAAACTTTGTAGGTGGCGGTGGTATAGGATTCATATTGAATGATGCCGCTAACTCCATCACAGTCACAAACAGTTCTCCAAATATTGATCAAAACATTTTCAACACTGTTAGAGTAGCAGGACAAACAGATGTTACCACTGCTTCAGTGAATGGTGTGTTAACTTTTGTGGCAGGCACAAACACAACACTTACCACAGATAACACAGGAAAAAGTGTCACAATTAATTCTTTAGGAGCAACACAAGATTTAATTAACACTGTTACAGCAGACACAGGTACTTTCACACCGGATGAAGCAACAGACACTTTCAATGTTAATGGTGGAACTGGCATAACAACATCAATTGTAGGCGATGTCTTAACAATTACAAACTCATCTCCAAATGCTGATCAAAATGCATTTACCAATGTTGCAGTTGCAGGACAATCAACAGTTACAGCAGAAACAACAACAGATACATTAAATCTAGTTGCAGGTACAAACGTTACAATCACTACTGACGCAGGCACAGATTCAATCACAATCAACGCATCAGGTGGTGGAGCAGGAACTCCTGGTGGAGCAGACACTCAAGTACAATTCAACAACAGTGGAGCATTTGGTGGAGATTCAGCATTTACATACAACAGTGGTACAGACACTTTAACAGTCACAAACATTGAGGCAAGCAGTATTGCACCTCCAAGCAGTTTAGTTGGAACTTATTCAATCACTTCACCTACCACAATCACTTTGGATGCGGCAAGTGGAGCAGGAGAAGTAAAATCAGATGTGCCATTTAGATTAGTATCTAAAACAGTATCACAATTAAACACTTTCGTAGCGTCTGCTGGAAGCATGGTGTATTGTACTGACGAAACAGGCGGTGCTATACCGGCATTCTACGATGGATCAAATTGGAGAAGAGTCAGTGATAGATCCATTGTCTCGTAATGATGTATGATAACAACAGATTTAAATCAGTTAAGAGAATACATAGTCACAGTTAAAAAAGATGTGAACTGGCGCACAGTTCACAATGAATTAATTGTTGATACTTCTACAAACGATTCTGTAGATTCAAACATAATACCAGACAGAACTTGTGATGTTGCTCAAGAACGTGCAAACAATCCTAGAAATACACATTACACTCTATCAGAATCTGAAGCAATAAAATTAAGACAAGATTCAAGAATATTGGCTGTACAGGCAGTGGAAGACATTCCAGAACCAAAACCTCGTGCATTTCAAGATGGTGAGTTTAACAGAAATTCCTCGTCAGCAGGCACACAAGACAATTGGGGATTGTTAAGACACATTACACAAACAAACACTTTTAACAACAGCACAGCAGATCCAGGTGGCACATATGATTATGTGTTGGATGGTACAGATGTTGACCAAGTGATTGTTGATACTGGCATACAGGTTGGTCATCCAGAATGGGAAGATGCAAATGGTGTGTCTAGATTAAAACAAGTAAACTGGCCCACAATAAGTGGTGAAGTTTTTACACAACCAGCAAACTTTTACACAGACACAAATGGACACGGTACTCACTGCATAGGAACTATGGCAGGCAAAACATTTGGTTGGTGCAAAAATTCAGACATATACAATATAACTTTGTATGCAAACAGTGGAAACAATATTACTTGGTCAAATACAATTGATGCATTAATAGGTTGGCACAACAAAAAGAATGATGTCAATGATGCGGCTTACACAGGTAAACCTACTGTGGTTAATATGAGTTTTGGATATACTTGGTACATCAATACTGGTGTAACACCAAACACAATTAAATTTTCTAATGACGGTGGCGACACAGAATATAATATCACTGGCGGTAGATACAGAGGAGTTGCACACACAGACACAACATATGCCGCACTACAAAACAGAGGATTAATTGGAGAATTTCAAGGATCATCTGTTTATGGTTATCCAAGAAAATTTGCTTCAAATGATGCTGATGTAGAAACATTGGTTAACAACGGGATTCATGTGTGTTGTGCCGCAGGAAATGATTCAATGAAAATGGATATTCCAGGTGGTGTTGACTATGACAATTATCTTTCTTTTGCTGTTGGGGCCTCAACATATTATATGTATTATCATAGAGGTGGTACACCATCATTGGTTGAAGGAGGAAACACATTGAGTGGTCCTAATGCAACTGAGGACAATCCTGTAGGAGATCTAAATGAAGGATTCATGGTGGGTGCATTGGAAAACAGTGATGTATTCTCTGAAATAGGATACCTAGATAAGAAAACAACATTCAGTCAATCAGGACCTGGTGTAAACATTTACACAGCAGGAAGATATATTATAAGTGCTCAACCTAACACTCTAGGTTCATCATACTTTGCAGATGCCAGTTATAGACAAGCAAAATATTCAGGAACATCAATGGCGGCTCCACAAATGTGTGGCATGATTGGATGTTTGTTACAAGCACAACCTAGTTGGACACCAGCACAGGTTAAAAAATACTTTGAATCAAATGCTGTTGCTAATCTTAATGATACAAGTAACACTGATGATTACACAACCAATACCACCATACATGGTGGTCCAAACAGAGTGGCATACTTTCCGATGCATGGACAAAAGCCTTTTAACATAGGATAAATACAGTTATGGCAATCAGCACAATCAACATAGGAACACTGGCAAACGACGGTACAGGTGATGATCTGAGAGAAGCCTTTGTTAAGGTTAACAACAACTTCACTGAACTAGACGCTCGTCAGGCAGAAAACACAACAGCATCTAATAAATTAGCAGATGATGGTACAACAAAAGGTGTGTTTGCCGCAAAAACTAATGATAATTTAAGTTTTAAGAATTTAAAAGCAGGACCTAATGTTTCATTAAGTGCTGATAACAATCAAATCACAATCACATCATCAGGTATTGTGAGCATATTATTCACTACAGACACAGGTTCATTAACACCAATTGGATCTCAAGGACAGGTTACTGTTCAAGGTACAGGTGGAACAACCACTGCAGGTAGTGGATCAAACATCACAATAAATTCAGCACTAGCAAACGAAACTTCACCCACACTATCAGCAACTTTAAATGCTGGTGGAAATAATTTTACAAACGTTGGCACAATCACAGGAAACAATTTTAACGGTTTAGTTAAAGGGGTGGACATTGATGACTTAGACAGTCTTGTTGGATTTGACTTTGGCGGTGTACAAAATCCTGTGAACAACTTGTTACAATGGCTTGAATCTTTCAATCCAGT